TTTCTTATTGTGTAAATTATTATAGTTTTCATTATCATCTACGTATTTTTCTATATCTTCAAAATTACTTTCAACTTGGTTAACAAACTTACGTCCAAATATAGAATGTAATTTTTTGATTAAATTAAGTTTCATATTATACCTCCACAACTTTCATTTCGCCATTACTCACAGTAATTTTGTATTTTTTTCCATCTGTTCCTTCCATAAATAAGGAATCTAAATTAATATTTTCTATTTTCTTTTTATCTTCCGAACTCATTAATCCATCCGTATTTATAGTTGCTTTTGGTATAGCTTCTATATTTAATCCATTTTCATTTGCGATTAACAAGGGGTCATTGCCTTCTACACCTGAATCTACATACAATCCATCTTTATTTAATGCGACGCCGCCTTTACCGCCTTTTGTTGAAATACCATTCATATTAAAATTTAATGCAGATGTGCTATCTATAATATTAGATATGGCTTTTGAGTTAGCGCCTATCTTTTCTGCAGTTAACCTACTATTTTTAGAAGGGTTAGACGTATTTAATCCACCTAAACCACTCACATATTTAACAGCGTTATTTAAATTTTTCATGTATTTTTCGCGCAATTTAAAATCACCAAACACAACTTCCTGCTTGGTGATTTTTCCAAATGGATCTCTTTCAGTTTTAACTTCTACAATTCTTGCATCGTTATTCAAACCAGTTAGATTATCTCTAACTCTTACAACATCACCTGGTTTCGGGTTTGCTTCTTTGAAATGGTCTGGTAACGTTACAAAATCTAATGATAATGAAGTTTTAATACTCTCTGCGATTGTGGATTTCAACATTGCATCCATTGTCTTTTGTTTTTTTACTCTGCCATCCATTATTGGTGGTGCTTCACGCTTTCCGATTACATCAGCTAGTGGGTGTGTATATTCCATTATTAAACCTGCCGTACTATAACCACCGTCATCATCGTAATCACCGTAACCTTTAATAAATGTGTATGCTTGAGTAGCATCTTCTTCAATCTTTATATTATTAGCATTAACTCTACTATCTATAAAGTACTTAGCTGCATTTCCAATAGATGTTTGAAGTGTGAAAGTCTTAGTTTTTTCATCATATTCATATTCTAGTGTGTATCGGTCTAGACCCTTTTTAAACAATTCAAGTCTGCTATCACCTTCACCCACATTTTCAAAACTACTTGCATTCACTTTGTCTTTTAATTTGTATTTATAGCCACTTTTATGAAAGACCATATCAAAGTACCTTTTTCCGGTAAAACTCCCCGAATAAGTCTCATATATGCGTTGCATACTTAAATCGTCAATTTCTCTTTCTTTAGCTTTAACGTGAAGTGTTTGAACTTGTCCTATAGAAGATTTGTCTAACATTACAATCCGATATTCTCTAATATCATTCGTCCCACCAACTCTTGTAACCGTCCACATTTTTGTTATGCTATTTAATAGATCATAGTTGCTTGGGTTTTCAATGATATCGAATTCTAATGTTCCTTCTTCGGATATTTTTTGGGTTAAGGTTGTTTTTGTACTAAGCGGGTAACCTCTTCCTTGTAAACTTTTTATGATTATTGCCAAAATATCCCACCTATCTAAAATACAACTTATGTTTAAAATAAATACTCTGAACTTCTTGATTGAAGTGGAAGTTGTTTGCTCCAGGTTCCAATACTGGTTGCGCACCTGTTGTGTTTGAATCTATGGAAATTCCGTTTTTAAATGTTTGTAATCCGTTATATCGTATCTTGTCTCCAGCTTTCATATTCAAGCCAGTTATACGCATCAAATCATGACTTCCAATGTAAAATGTGAAATCTTTAGTGTCTTTGCCTAAAACAATTTCAACATAATAATCTTGATTGAATTGGTCTATGGTTACATCGCCTAAATAATAGTAATAACCATCTTGAATGTTATAAAATTTATTTCTTCTATAATCATCATTTTCGTTCCAAGCAACATCATCTTCTAAACCCCAAAATTCTAAATTAGGGTTCTTTGATAATTCGGTGTTATATGCAATACTTTCAAAATAAGGCAATTCTAAAGTTTCGAAAGTTAATTCTATATCTCCCGAAGTTTGAGTACTATCAAATGAAATTGCATCAGAAAGGCCAACATAAATTTGTCGGCCATCTGTGTAATCCATATCAAATTGTTTATCAGGATCATTGAAACTCAAAAATTCAATCGTATTATCACTAGATGATAGTTCTCTCAAAAAAAATTGACCACTAAACAACTTTTGTATTTCACTTTTTAAGTGTGATACATAAGCCGGTCTCGATACTGAATATCTTAATTTCATGTTAACAACTTTCTTTTCTTCTGTGGTCGCATTGAGAAAACGGCCATTCAAACGTTCAACAGTGTTAAATTCTCTGTTATAGCCTGCGCCTTGTACATCGTAGCTTGTTACTATAATATCGTTTAAAGTAAAAGGATTGTCACTAACACGATATTTTTTATTATTTTTCACGACTTCTATATCGTATGTGATTGGCAAATTTACGTCCCTCCTTAATATCTCAATGCATTTTCTCGTGAATTCATATCGTCAATCGTTGATTTAATAAATCCAATATCTCCTTCATTTTTAACCGTTACATACACATTTGGTTTGGTGTTTTCTTTCATACTATGACGTACATCACTAGTTAAATGACTATCAACATTACCATCAAAATTCGAAGCGTAATTATCAGTTAAATCACTATTTAAATTCTTTTTAAAAGCGTCTGTAACAGAATTTGCAGCTTTAGATGCGTCAGTAATCACACTACCTTGACCACCTGCTATACCATTTGACATACCTTGCATCATATAGCCACCTATACCTCTGAACACACGAGAAGGAGAATGTATACCTAGAACTGATTTAGCAGCATTGACTGCTTTTTTAGCAACATTAGCGGCAGCATCAACAACCCATTGAACTCCATTTTGAATACCTTGAACCAGTCCACTTATTAAATGGCCACCTGCACTTATCATTTCACTAAAGAAACTTCTAACTTTCGCTACACCTTGACTTACTCCGTTACCAATTTCACTCACTACATTTACAAATCCAGAAACTATCTTGCCTACAAAACTCGCCATTCCGGATATTGCATTACTTACCATTCTTGAAAATCCAGATGCAACTTTTCCTACCCATTGACTAACAAATCCAGCGATAGATCCAACCAAAGCGCTAAATTTACTAGTTATGGTATTCCATATATTCTGAACTTTTGAACGAACGGTAGAACTCATATTCTCCCACACCGTCGCAAAGTAACCTTTTATTGAATTCCATACTCCAGATAAATAGCCCTTTATAGTATTCCAAATACTAATTAGATAGTCTCGTATCGTATTGTTTACATTTGTAATCATATTTTGCAATGTCTGCCATGCACCACTGAAATCTCCGGACAAAAATTGGATTAGTGCAGTAAATAATCCAACTACTAATTGAACGAACACGGAAATAACCATTCCAATTGTTTGGAATACTATAGATACAACGGTCCAAAGTGTTTGAAAAGCGATAGATAAACCAGTAATTATTGCCATCACCGTTGTCCCTAATGATTGAACAAATATTTGTCCTATTTGTTGCAATAACGTCATGATTGGAGCTAATGTCGATTGAATATTAGACCATAATTGTTGGAACCATCCAATGATACCTTGAATAGCCCCACTGATAGTACTAACTAAACCATTCCAAATGTCTGTCATAGCATTTCTAAAGCTTTCGTTAGTATTCCACATATAAACTATTACTCCTACTAAGGCAGTTATAATAGCTATTATAATACCAATAGGCCCTGTTAAAACTTCAAAGGCTGTTCCTAAAGCGGGTAATAATCCGACTAAATTTTTAATAGGATTTAATAGAAATCCGAATACACCTTTTAATACATTCATGAGACCACTAAATATCTTACTAGCCCCACCTGCAGTGATAAATTTACCAACTAACTTAATTAATGATGTACCAAATAGTCCTAAGAAGCTATTAACTGCCATTAAAGGAACCGCTAATGCCCAAATTGCCCCTAATAACATAGCAGCTACACCTGCTACTCTTGCAATCCAAGGATGATTCTCCATTAACGCAGCAGTGAACCCAACTATTTTAGTTACTACATTCAATATTGCGCTTGCTATAGGAGCCATTGCAGTACCAAACGCTACTAACGCTCGTACTATATTACCGATTAGTTGCATAATTACTGGTCCATTTTGTTGCATGTAATCAACAAACTTTTTAAACCCTGGAGAATTACCAACTGTTTCTGACCATTCTCTGAATTTAGCACTCATTTGTTCTAAGTATTTAAAAATATTTGTTGAATTCTGACCAAATGCTTTCATTAAATTACCTATACCGGCAAATACATTTTTAAATATGTTTCCTATAATTGGTAAGTTAGTTTTTGTATATTCCATAAATTGTTTGATACTATTTTGTCCTGCGGCACTATTAGCCCAATTACTAAATGATTTTCCTAATCTATCTAACCAATTAGCAGACCATTGGTATAAAGGACCTAATTGTGTAAATACATTTACAAGCCCATCACCAAAATGTCCTGCAGCACTTAATAGTTTATTAAATACTGATACACCAGTAGTATTAAGCATATTAAAGAATTTCTTAGCCACTGCACTCGTTCTTGTCCACTTGAGTAATGAAGAACTTGCTTTCTCTACACCCTTAGCAACACCTGCAAAGAATGGCGTTAATGATTTCAATGCAGATTTCATAGCGTTTAAACCATTAGCCATTGATTGGAAAATCTTATTAGCATTACTCTTAACAATGTCTTGCCATTGCGTTTTAACGCCTTCTAACGCGCTCTCATACGCTCTTGTTTGCTTTGTAGCTTTAATAGTTCCATCATTAAGCATTTTAATAGCTGTAATTGCCATACCTGCATAAGCAGCAAATCCAGCAAATCCAATTGCACCTGCACCAGCCAATGCAACTACACCACCAGAAGCAGCTTTAGCAGCATTTAATACAGAAAATAAGACTGGTACCAATCCGGCTATTACTGGAATTAAACCTTGAACAGACGTAAGCATTACACCTTTAAATGTTTGAGAAAAGACCGTCCCAAATGATCTAATATCACTAGCTAATCTATCTACTTTATTTTGGAAATCATTAACTTGTGTTTCTATAGCCCTAAAGACACGTTGAATTTTAGAGGTTCCTGTTGTATCAACATCAATTTTAACTGTATGTTTTCTTAATGTAGCGAGAGTAGCCTTAGCTTTAGCTATCGCTCTAGTAAGCGGGCTACTATTTCCATCTATTTTCACTTCATGTTCTCGCCATTTTTGAGCTAGAGCTTTTGCTTTTTGCAATGCTCGTTGGAATTTATTTATGTTTGCATCAACATTTGTATTGATTTCATTAGGGACAGAAGTTTGTGCTAATCGTTGTGCTTTATGCACATTTCTTTCAAAGTTTTTTATATTAGCAAATATCTTGGCCATAAAATTTTTATTTTCCAACTTATCACCTCACTTTAATCAAATTTGGAAAGCATCTTACGTGTTCCTCGTTTGAATGCTTCACGCTCTGCATAACGTTTTCTACGTTCCATTTCTTTTTTACGTTTATATTCTTGTAATTGGTTTCTAATTTCATATCGTTTTTGCTCAATTTCTCTATGCATACCAACTAGACGTTTCCCACCTTGGACCATGCCATGAGCTACTGCAGAATGTAGATTGTTTTCTCTGATGTCTAGGAGTTTATCTTGCCCTCCTATAATCCAATCTTTCCACTCATTTGGTGTCATACTATATAATTCTTGTTCTGGTATATAACCAATGTAACGTGCAGTAAGTTGCCTTATTTCACTGAAGTTAATAATGGTTCTACGCCCATGATGTCTTTGTAATTCTCTACCATCATTTCGTGACCGATTTTGGCTTGCTCTTTCTCCTCTTTCTTCGCCATCTTTTCTCCTTTCGACACGTTCATCCAATATTGGCGTGTCTTTTGTTTGAAAAAACCACTATTTGTCATTACATCTAAAGCGCCTGCTAATAACTCTTTAGTATCTTGCTTTTCTTCAATTACATTTTGAATAGCATTGAAAATATCTTCTTTTGAAGGCTTATCTGCTAAATGAGATGTAGCACATTGCCAAAAATCCAAAATACCCTCATTATCTTTATTGATTAATTTGTTATAAATCACATTGAAGCCAGGAACAGTATTCTCTTTATCTTTCTCACTGAATTTCTTCGCTTCAATATCAAACATAAGTGAACCTTTAGCTTCTATTTCTTTACCGTTAACCGTTAATGTTTTAATCATTTCTACCATGTTAAATTCCTCCATTTATAAACTAATAAAAGGGGTATTACACCCCTTAATAAACCCTTTATGCACCTGTATCTGGTGCAGTTGTTCCTGCTAATTCCTTTTGATTTTCATATGTTCCGTATTTTTCGCCGAATTGTTCGAATTCAACAACTTCCGCTGCAGCTGATGGATTCAACCATTCTTCCGGTAATGAATCAAAACCGCCTTCTGCACTATTCCATTTAACTTTTAAAGTCAATTCGATAGTGTCATCTTCATCGTCGAAACTCATTTCATAAGATTCGGCTTGAACATATGCAAATAAAGCGTTGTATTTATTGTTACGTTTTTTAGTTTCAATAACCCATACTCTAAGTTGTTCACCATTCTTAATAGCTTTCTTTACTTGTTCCTGTCCAGGATCACCTAGTACATGACCAACTGTTAACTTAATTTCTTCGGAAGTACTGTTCACACCATAATCCACTTTCCCTGCACGAACAATTTCCGCTAAATCAGCTTCAATAGTGTGTCCGCCTTCTTGCAAATCAGCTAACAATAAACCTTCGCCGTTATCTAATTTATCAATCGCGGGACGAACAACAGAAATGTAATTCTTTTGAGCCATTACTTTCACTCCTTAATATTTAGTAGTATGTCTGTATTTAAAAAGAAGTCGTATAATGCCATGTTTGGTGTACTGGTCAATATCAGTTATCACCTGTTGGTCATCTATGCGACTTCTTATAAATTCATAATTATTTAGTTTTATTTCTCTGTTTAATATCAATCCCAGAAACTTTATTAGTTCTCTAGTTTCATGAGCATTTACTGCCTGACTATATACATGTAAGGTAAGCCCTACATCTTCAGTCATGCTAACACTTGATTCGTTATTTGTGACGTTGCTCTCACCCACTACGATATATGGGTATACAGCGTCTTTTTGAACAGAATCAAAAACCCTACCATCCAATTCATTCTGAACGATAGGGTTGCTTTTTAATTTGTTATAAATACTATTAAATAAATCATCTTCCACCGATACCCACATATCATAACCACCTTAAGAAAAATACTTATTAAACACTTTTCGACCTGCATCTATTGCCGGATTCCAAAAAGGTTGTGCGTGCATTCCATAAGTAGTGTGCCATTCTCCATCGTCATCTTTGTATGACCACGGGATTTTTTTAGCTCTACTACCACCAGGACCTGTAGCATAAATACCTGTACCATATTCTACATATATAGCATATTCAGCACCTACACTTATAATCCCGGTGAACCCACCATCTTTATATGTGAAGTCTATAGATTCTTTTAAATAACCTAAATCAACTGGTGCTAGCGATACCGCAGTGTTGTATATGGTGTTAACGGTTTTTGCTATACCTTTTTTTACCCATTGTTCCATATCTTTTTTATAATCTTCCAATTCGGCTACTAATTCCAAACTACCATATTTTACTTTGGCCATTAGGTACCTCTTTTAATTTAGTTAGATTGATTTCATGTTGTCCGCCTTGATCTACAGAATCACCGTTACACTCATAGAGTTTACCCTCGTATTTAAATATAGTTTTATTAGGATTGATTGGTAGGTCATATGGTGTATATAAGTTTCTGTCGAAATCATTACTCATTTGATGGAATTGGAGCCTTTCACTTGATGTAGGAGTATCCATAAATCCATTTATAATTTTTTCGCTTTCATAGCGCTCTTTTTCATTCGGATACTGTCCAACAAGCTTTAACACTCCCATATCTATTTCATGAGGAAATTCAGTGAACGGATTAAACATTATAACCACTCCATCTTAATTTTCTGTATGGTTTCAACGGCTTATACATGCTATCTGGAATATCAGTAACGAAAGAATAGCTAATTGTACCCATGGAACGACTGGCTATATTTCCATTCGAACCATATTTGATACAATCAGCTATAAATTTCTTTACGCCACTAGGAAGATTTTTAATGTCAAAAGATTGATTGCAATAATCATCTGCTAAAGGCTTGTATAATTCAATTAGTCTTTCAAAAGTTTCATCATTATCTGTGTTATCAAGTGGTAACTGATTCAACAGTTTGACGTCTTGTGCGTCCATTATTTACCACCCTCTAATACCTCGATAAGTTCTGCTTTCTTCATATCACTATAGCCATGAATATCGCGTTCTTTAGCAAGTTCTTTTAATTCTGATACTTTCATACCAGAATAGTCTAAATGCTCTTGAATGTTCTCTATTAACGGCTTAGATTGACGGTTATTTTTAGTAGATAATTCAGTTAATCGTTCTTCACTTACTTCTTTACCATCACGAGGGAATAAGTCACCTACGTTATATTCGTGGTCATTGTCTTGTAAGTCTGTAAAATACTCGATTACTTTATACGTCACTACGAATCACTCCTTTATGCTCCTGTTCCTTCTTCTGTCGGGGCAGTTGCTCCACTAATTTTAACTACTTTAGATTCATCATATAAGTAAGCTACATAATGCTTATCAGAGAATAATGCAGTCGCTTTACGAGATGCATCACGTTCAGTTTCTAAGAAGAAATCACGTTTAGTAATTAATTTAACTGCACCACGTTTAGCAATGTATGCTTCGCCTTCTTTTAATTTGTTAGAACGTACAATAGTAGCGCCTAACACTTCGCCAAATGCACCTTTAACTAAAATGTCATCACCTAAATCAGTTGCACGAGTAAAGTTAATACCTGCACTGTTACGTAATTTAGTAGCATCTTTAGGATTAATGAATAAAACAGTTGGTTCTAAATCTTCGTCGTTAAACGCATCAATTGCTTGTTCAACGCCAGCGATAGTAGTTACATCAGCATTAACCGATACCGTTGCACCTCTTAATGCTTCTAATACATCATTGTCTACTTTGTTAGCGTGCGCTAAACCATGTTGACGTACTGCTTCGCCTTGTGGGTCGCCATAACCACTTAATAAAACTTCCTCTGTAATTTCTGTACCTTTACCAGTTTTGCGAATTTTAGCTTCACGTCTTGAAGTTTCTAATTGATCAATCGGAATTTCTTCACCTTCTGCTACTACTACAGCATCTCCACTGTATAAGAAAGCTGGGAATGATAAAGTATCGCCAGGTTGTCCTGTTAATGTGTCATCAATATCAGCAAATCCTGCAAAACGTAAGTTGTTTTCTAACTCTGCTTGCATCATTGGCGCTAATACTTCTGGAATAATTTGTGTTGCTGTTTTAGTTGTACCTTGAGCCATGTTATAACCTCTTTTCTATTATTGTTGTGCTAATTGGTTATAGGTGTCGGGATTACTAATAAATAATTCATTACGTTCTGCGACACCCATTTTGTTAAATTGTTCTTTTGTAATGCCACCTGTTGGATTCTTTCCATCAATCGGTGCATTGCCAGTCGGTTTATTTTCTGAAAACAAGTATGGTTTTGCTTCTTTCAATGCCTTCCCCGCATCTTCTAAACCTTTAACTTTGCCATCTTCCTGCAATTCCAAATTTTCTTTATTTATGAATGCAAGAACATCGTTAGGATCATTTGCATCTTTGGCAAAATGTACCTTGATAGCATTATTCAGTTGTACTTCTTCCAACTTCTGTTCATAATCGGCGTTTGCTTGTTTATATGCTTCTAATTGTTTGTTTAGCTCTTCGTTATCACCGCTTTGTTCTTGAAGTTGAATGATTTGGTTATCTCGTTCTTTGATTTCATTGTTAGCTGTTTCTAATTCGTTCTGTAGAGAATCTACCTTGTCAGCTTTTTCTCTATATTCACGAACAGAATCATGATGTTCATCTAAAATCTTTTTGATATGCTCTTCTTCGACACCTAAACCACGTAAAAATTCTCTTTTCATTTGTATTGCTCCTCACATTTTTTATTACGGTGGTTATGACCACCACGAGATCTTGCATCTTTTAACGTCATAAGCATTTTTGGACATAAAAAATAGCCACTACTTATTAAGTAGCAGCTAAATACATTTTCGAACTCTTGTTTCTTTTCTTCCATTTGAATGAATTATAATAACCCTGTCTTTTAGAAAATATAATTTTATTAAGTTGTTTGTTTTCATGCTATCAGCTCTTCCGTTTCTCTTTCTCCCATTCTCTATAACTCATATACGGGAGAACTTCGTTTACATTATTTTCATTTCTAACTTTCATTATACTCGGTAATTCATCTTCATCAATATAATAAAATAATTTACATCTACAATTTATATTTTCTTTTGCACTATTTACCCCTACGAATAACTTAGGTGCTTGACCAATACAACCACTAGAATGGAAGTTTTCATCTATCCCTATAGCTTTGCCATCTAAATGACGATGAGTGTCACGCGTTCTTGAATCTCGCGTTGCATGCCATTTCTTCTTAATATCTAATCCGTTGTCTTTAGCTACATTTGCACTATCCAATCCTGCTTGTGACATAGCTCTACCTGCTTCAGTACGCGCTACACGTAATGATTGAGCTTTAGTCATACCAATATCATCACGTAACGCTTTAGCTATCTTAGAATAACCTTCGCCACTCATAATACCTTGAGTAATATTAATGCGAATCTTCTTTAATACCTCATCACGATGCTTCTGTAATGTTGGCACTAATCTAATAAACTCAATAGGTTGTTCAATAGCACTTTTAATAGTAGCTGCATTAGGTACATCAAATGTCATAGATGATTGACTTGCCATTTCATACAAATAAAGGCTCATAAGATACTTTTCAATATAGGCATCTTGTTGTGATTTCTGAATAGTCTTGGCGACTTCTCTATAATCATCAGTTAACATTGTTCCTATACGTGTAAGTTCCTTATTAAGCCTGTTGTATTTATTAAATTCGGTCCATGTAACATGAACATCATCGTTTTGATAACGTTCGAACATATCTGCAATCTCTTGTTTTATAACCTTTAACCTATTAGCAAACAACACTTCTATTTCTTTTTCTGCTTGCTTGATTAAGCATTCGATATAGTTATCAATATCATCTTGGGTCATTATTTTCGGATTGTTGTTCACCATTCAATCCCTCCTCAACAGAAGGTAATTGTTGATTGTATTCCATTTGTTCAGAATCAATACGCTCTATTTCGGCGTGTGGATCAGTAACCCACGGATGATTAGTAACTAATGTTTCTTTTGATAAGTATTGAGATTGAGCGCCAATTTGAGACTGTTCAAGTTCATTCATCATACGGTTATAGTTAAATGTAATTTCTATGTCCTTCACTTTTATATTCAACTTAAAATGCTGTATTACAAATTCAAGCAACTCTTGTATTGCTACTTGTGTTTTATTACGTAACTTATTAGCCTTCAAATCTAAATTGCCGTATAAGAATTTAAGTGCAATACCACTTGGACTATTACCAAATTTATCAGTTTGAAAATCTACTGCTTGACCAAACTCCATTAAGTATGCGCGCATCATTTCCAAATAATCTTTCGTACTAGCAACTGGTACTTCTACTTGAATAGTATCTACGCCACCTTCTGAATCAACGTTAATGGCTTTGTAATACTTTAAGTTACCCATAAACTCTTTTAAATCTTCACCGTTATAACCTTGTAGTATATAAATGAGTTCTGCCGATTCATCAAACATATTCTGTGTGTCTGAAAGTCGTTTGTCTATTGCATCTATTATCTTCTTATACATGAATATATCGCTTACTTCTTCGGGATTATTCTTAAATGGTATAAATGGTACCTTTCCCCAGTTTCCACCATTAAAATGGCTTTGTATATTGTTTTCACCATGGTAATAATCAGGTATTAACTGTTCATCTTCTATTACGTAATAAGTAACGTCCCTATCAGTCCAATACTCTACTTTTAATTCATCATTTAATTTGTAATAGCGTATAAATGCTTGTAACTTCTCACGCTCTTTATCAGTCCAAATAGGAATAGCTTGTTCTGCCGGTACTCTAAACAGCTTAAAATCCCCGTTTTCATTAATATACGGTTGTAACCACTCAATACCTTTATTAGATGCAGCAGTAAGTATATCAATCAGTTTATTGTCCCAATGATTATCGAATATCTCGTGTAGTTGATTAGTAACTTCCTCATTATCACAAGATAGTGTTACCGGATTACCTACCGTATAACCAACTTTTTGATCTACTAAGTTTTGATGAAAATTCGTAGTAATTCGCCAATCCGGCTTTTCTATATCTAATTCGCCATTTGCGTCTAACTTAGCTTTATATTTTAATATGTCCGACTGTTTATCATAATATCTTTGACCTGTTGTTATATCTTTAATCCTAGATTTATGTTCATTAACCAACCTAATAATTAATTCTTCTTGTGTTTCAAACCTTGGCTTAATAGCTTCAACAATCCGTTCACCATATGGCTTTTCATTTGGCATATATATGTTAATCACCTTCTTATTTAAGTATAGATAATGCGTTTTGTTTCATATCTTGCGATAAGGCATATCTAGTTGCATCAATACTATGATTATCTTTATCTTCTAACCTTGGCTTAATATTGCCATCTTTATCTGTTTCATAATCTATATTTTCGAACTCTTTAGCTATGTTAGGTGTTCGTTTAGGGTCTATAATAATAGCGTCTAAATCATCAAGCCATTGCTCTCCATATTCAACACTATCTGGTCCTTTCTTAACGCCTTTTATACGTTTGATACCATGTTCTTTTTTGAGTTCATCTATACTCTTAGGTTCTGCGCTATCTGCGTATATTTCGTCAGATTGATAACCTTGCTTCCATAACCATTTAGCAAATTCTCTATTGCTTATTTGTACGCCATAGTGTTCATCTATCGCATAGATAATACGTTTCTTCTTATCATAATGCCAACGTACAAAGGCTAATGGATCAGATGCATAACCAAAATCAACTGCATTACGTATATTATCGAAATCATCAATCATTTCTTGTGGAATAGTTTCTATTTTCAAATTGTTAAATGGTACAACACCACTACCAATTGCTTCTCCCATATACTCCCATCTATACCTCAATTCATTTCGTTCTTTAGCAACTTCTGCTTCTTGTATGAATTGTTTTGATATGAATGGATTATCTAAATATGTGGAATGATGGACAAATGTATTGTCTGGTTGAAATGATGTTTCATATTTCTTATTAACCCATGACTGTTTTCGTTTAGGTGGGTTGTAAGTGAAGAAAAACTTATAAAAAAGACCATTATCAAGTTCACCACGTAATAGTGAATTGGTAATGGTCGTAACTTCATCTTCTGTTTTAAACTCTGCTAATTCCTCAATCCAAGCTATTGTAAATGGGAATTTGCTATCTTTTAAAGACTTTAATCGTTCTGGATTCTGCGCACCTCTGAATATTATCCTGTTACCTCTAGGCTTATATATAACCTCCATAGGTGACTTTATAATTTGAAACAAATGTGATAAATGATTTTGTTCTATCGCCCACTTAATTTGTTCGAATACAGATGTAGCAAGTGTATTATCTGTCTTACGTATAACTACTGCGTTTACTGGCATCATCACAATAAGCCTTACAATCATTATTGATACATCAGAAGATTTACCACTACCACGTCCACCCTTACCTACTATATTCAAAGTATTAGGATTCTTGGCATGTCTCCAAATATCATGAAAATGTTCCGGGATAATCTCTGATATCTTAACTTGTTTCATCAATGAACATCATCTACCAATTGGACTACACCTTCATGGTTAAGCACCTGCTTATCAGTCCACATAGTATAACGTTTGCCTAACAATTCGGCTGCTTTTGTCCTAGCACTAGTATCAGAACGTTTCTCAAGCTCTTCTACTTCCATTTCACCACGTCCAACTTGAATTGGAATTAATTCTTGGTCAGTGATTTCTCCACGCATAACCGAAGTTAAATATTGTAGTATCTCGTCTTGGTCTGCTATTGACTGTTTTTTATGTTCTTCCATACGCTCGTCCAACGCTTGTTTCAGTCTAGGTTTAACTAGGGCTTTATGAACGTCTACTTTAGCGTAACTTTCACTATAACCAGCCTTAATAGCAGCTTGATATGCATTGCCTGTTTTAATATATTCATCTACTAACTTCTGTTGTTTCCATGTAAGTTTCATCGTATACTATCACCTTCTTATCGCTAATTGCTTATTAAATTTATGCATAAAAAAAGAACATCAATAACGATGCCCTTTTATCACGTCTAATACACTAAGTATTTTTTCTTCTTTTATTTTTTGATTCTCATCAATCACTTTTAAGTCGGATTCTAATTCTTTTTTCACTCTATCAAAATTTCTATTATTACGGTTATATACCCCCTCTGGTCCTATAAAAGTTACTAAACCCTTTTCTTTTACAATCCCTTTATTAATCATAAGCTCATTTCCATGAGTGATATCGTTTCTATATTTTCGCGTCAATCTATTGTTTACATCTGGTAATTGAGGATATCCAGCTTTAGTTAATTTTTCTGTTTCAATCTCATTCCTAAATGGTTGTATCGTCTTACTTTCGAACTTTGGAGTTGGTAAGCCTAATTTATTCTGTTTATAAACTAAGTATGTATATAAACTTATTTTGATTAATATATCATCTACAGTAGCTAACATACGTATATACATATTCATATCATATAATACATCAATAGACTTGCTAAAAGAATCGTTTTGGCCTTCGCTATTTTTAAACTTTTTAAGAGATTCTTTGAACCTTTCGTTGGCTTTCATAGTGATGAAATAATTATCGTCATATATACCTAACAATTTATATAACTTTCCCTCATTGTCATCTGATATCATATGTTCTTTAAAAAAATCATTGTATTTCAATTAAAATTGACCATTATTCATTAATCTTCCTCCTAATTCCGTTATATATAGTGCACAACAAAAAAGGCGCCCATTTATTAGTGAATGCCATAAACATATATTCAGGAGGAATAGAATGTTTTCGGGTTGAGGTAAAACCTCTATAATCATTATATAAAATATATCTACTAACTCAAAATACTGTCATTTCAGTCATTTTCGTCATTTTTGTCACTGTAACAAATATATTTTTTCTGCTAATTCATCACGTCTTGCCAAGAAGTTATTACGATTTAATTTAGAATTAGGAAGGTTCTTAATTATATCATCACGTCTATATCCTTTTTTTAACAATTCTAAGAAGCAAAAGTCTACGTGGCCTAGTTTTTGTTGTGATTTATTAATGAACTCAACTTCTTCTAACATTTGAGCGTATCGCTTATTCGTTTTCTCTAACCTTAGCACAACATCCTCTACCTTACTACTGTTCCCTCCTTGAGGTTTAGGCATAGTAGATTGCACACCATACTGCGCTATGGAATTACTATCATATTCTGGCACTACATCTGCTAACACGTTACTTTTCATCATATGCGTACCAATCATATTTACTATCGATTCTTTTGAGTACATCTACTTAGTCACCTCGTTTAAATGTGTATGATCATATATACTAAAATCTCTAGGAGCATTCACATCATCATTTGCTTGTAGTCTGATAATCACTTGCTCAGTTATATATTTACTTAATTCATATAAAGCTATGATTGTTAATGTTTTAATTATTCTCATTCACTCACTGTCCTTTCTTTCATTAAATATACATTCCGCCTCTTCCTTACTCTCTGCCTCAACCACAGTAAATGTTTCGTTCTCACGTGCTTTAGTTACATGAGTGAATGCGTGACCGGTTGAATCTGTTAAGGTGCGTATTAGGTATTGCATTTAATCACTGTCCTTCTAACAATATTGTTATGTTATCTAAATTATATTTACTTAGTTATGTTTGTTTGATAATCTTCTTGTTAATAAAATGAACAAGGAGGTATACTATATGTCGAATCAATCAACTCAATCAGAAAAATTGTTAGCTGCTTTATCATATTTCAGTGTATTTTTTGCACCAATCTTATTTCCTATTATTGTATGGATATTAGCAAACAAACCTGTTTCTACTCATGCTAAAAAATCATTAGTTTATCACATTTTGCCTTACATTTTAATGTTTATAGGTGCAGGTTTAATTGGTTTAACTGAATCTACATCTAGCCAAGGATTAAGCATAACTTTCATTGTTATAACTGTTATTGCTTTTATCGGTGCAGTTTATTACGTTATATATAATTTATATTGCGGTATTAAAGTTCTGTTAAAAGATAATCTATAATATCTAGCCCCTGAATAGGGGCTTTTTATTTTTTTAACACCTCTTTAACTTTTTGTAGTATGTCTTTATTACAAGTCTGACTCTTTGATGAACGTTCCATTGATTGTCTTTCCTTTTCTTCCTTTGATTTCGTCATACGCGTACTGTAAACACTCCTCTAATGTCATTCCATGTTGTTGTGCCAATATAATTAATGTAACGACTGTATCGCCTATACCGTCTTTTAAATCGTCTAGTTTGTTGCGTGA